CGACCACTGGCGCGGTATCGGTCGGCACGACGTTGACAGTTACTGGCGCGACGACGCTGAACGGCACGGTCGCAACCACTACAATCGGCCCAGTCGCCGGTCAGCAGCACACACTGCCGGCCTGTAAGTCATTTACCGGCACGTCACGGAAACCGGCTTTTTCAAAGTTTTCCGCGTACAGGTTTTCGCCGCGCAGCCACCAACCGTCGTGCCGCTCGAAGTCCAGCAATTCGATGCCGCGGTCTTGTTTGTACCAGTCACGGATGATCGAATAACAGTCCAGAACGCCGTGCGACCATTGCCGGCCAACTAGCGGCGCAATATAACCTGTCGGGTATAACTCGCCCCATGCCAGCGTCGGAATGCCTACAATGAACCATGCCAGTCCAGTCTGTTCGCAGCTGACGCGGTCGGCCTGCGACGGCACTGGCGGCATATTCGGATGCGAGTGTACTACGGCGACAATCTCGCCTTTGGCGTCTGCTTCTGCATAATCGTCTGGGTTCATGGCAAACTGGTCTGTGCCTTCCGCAATATTGCGGCACGGCTGGTACTGCTGCCGCCCTTTGAATATCACAACCAGGCCGCAGCACTCGCGCGGATACTCTACTGCTCCGTGCGCCTCTGCCGCCAGCTTGACGTCGTCGGTTAGCGTCAACGCAGCAGACCTGCAGCTGGAAAGCCGCCGAACGGTAACTCTGCGAATTGGCCGAAACGCAGTTTGCAAGATGACAGCCGTTTGCCGCAGACGTCCTGCGCAAGTGTGCCGACAGCGCCGTCGTTTGCGTTGAAATAATTCGTGCCGGTATAACCGCACTCTGCGCCGCGATATTTCCACGGACAGACGTTCTGTATGATCTGGCGACGCGGCAGCATAATGCCTTGCAGGTCGATAGCCGCCGCCAGTTCAAATTCCACAACGTCACGGTTTTCGGATGCCTTGCGGTCGATAAAATAAACGTCGTTGTCGAATTCTGCAGTCGGGTCGGCTGTTGGGTTAATGCTGGACGGGAAATTGACCGAGTCTAAAAACTTCAACATCGTGCGTTTGCGCGTAACCTTCGCGCCTAGCAAATCCCCATAAGCCAGAACCATTGCCGTGATAATGCCGGTCACATTGGCGACGCGCAGAGTAGGACGCGGCAGCTGGCCTGTGCCTGTGTATTCAAAGCCGGTGATCTGCACAGGAAACGGTTCGTAAACCTGCCCCTGCCACGTCACGCGCTCATTTAGCCCGTTTGTGCCGGCGTGAAAATAGATTATGCCGCCGCCGAATGCTGCAGCGTCCAGTTGAAATAATTCAATGATCGCAGACGGTGCGAGTTTTTGAATCTCTGTGCTGATCGAAACTGGCGTCGTCACAAGTCGAATACCTGTTCAAATTTTGCCGAAATGCTGCTGTAAGTCGCATTGTCAAGCGTCCGCGACCATTCGCGGCAGATGAATTTCAACGGCGCAAGCGTGTTCGGCGGCGTCCAATAGAACCAGTCTTTGCCGCCAGCGTCTGCCAGAAATTCATCTATCGCCGCGGTTTCCTCTGCATTGCGCACAGTAAAGCGCAAATCCCAGTTCTGCGGCTGCGTGTTAATGCCATAGGCCAGCCGCTGTTCGTACCCGTCGCCAAATCGTACGGACCGCACAGCAGGTTTAATCGACGCCGTAGCGCCAAAGTCCGGCGTAAATGTAAAGGTTGCCATTGTTAGCCCTTATGCCATCAGCAAGCCGCCAGGCCGCTTTTGACGCAACAGTTCAGCCTGCACGACCCTAGCAATCATGCCGCCCAGTGCCGCGCCGGTGTTCGTGTCTGACTTCGTTGACTCGCCGCCGCCCATTGCGACGTTAACGGTCACGTTGTTTGTCTGGCCGCTGCCGCCTTGTGCAATGACGCCCAGCGCGCCGGACGCTGTGCGACGCAGTGGCATAATGGCCTCTGGTCCAGCCTCGCCCATCAAGCCAGTGCCGTTCGCCATCGGAAACAGAGTAGGCGTGCTGACAACGCCGCCATTTGCAAACGGCTTGACAGCGCCGCCAGAAAATACGCCGCCATCGGCAAATCCCATAAAACCGCCGATTGACTGCATCAACGGTTTCATAACCATCATTTGCACAATCATTCGCGCAATGTCTTTCAGCACTGCCGACGCCATGTCGCCAATTGATGCCTTAGCGCCGAATGCAAAGTCAACAAACGCGTCAGTTGCTTGACGGCCAAAACCCTGCACGGCTTGCTCAAGCGTTTTCATTGTGTCGTTGCCTTTCTTGCCGGCGTCGTCCATTGCCTTTTTTGCCTGGTCTGTCGCGCGCCCAAATGTTTCTTGACTGATCGCGCCTTGCTCTAGCAGCATCGACAGCCGTTCCAGTTCCGCATTGTAGATTTCCAGTGGTGTGCGCACTGACTCAAAAACGCGCTTGCCAGATTCGGCCAGCCCTTCAATTTCGTTGTAGCGTTCTTTGATTGCTTCCTGCGTCGCGCGTGCCTTGTTGCGTTCAGCTTCCTCTGCTTGCTCTGCAGCGGTTTTCAGCGCCTGCTGCTGCTGCAACAATTGTTTCAGCCTGCTAATTTCAGCATCACTTGCGCCCAGCCGATTCATTTTTTCAATGGTCAAAAATTCTTCGCCCATCGCCAGTTTTAACACTTCGTCATTCAGATTGCGCAGAATGCCGGCGCGTTCTTCCTCTGCGCGTTTTGCTTCCTTCTGCGCGTCGGTCAGCTTGACTGTCTCGGTGTTAGCCTTGCTCAGATTGGATAGAATTGCCTGCGCGGACGCATTGCTGGTCCCGCCAGTGCTAGTTGCTGCCGGTTCTGCCGCCTTGCGCTTGATTTCTTCCAGCTGCTTTAACACTGTTGCAAAGTTTTGCAGCTGCGAATCAATTGTTTCTACGTCGCTAAACAGCGCGTTGTTAATTCGGTTAGCGAATGTGTCGGTCGTTAATTCGGCGCGCAGTTTTTTTAGGTTCTCGACCTTGCGCGTAATCTCTGCAATGGATGCGTCAACGTTTACATAATCGACCGCAGTATTGTTAATAACCTGCTTTATACCAGCGCCCATTGACGAGAAAAACCCGCCGACCTTTGACGCGTCAATCATCGATTCCATTAATCGATTAACGGCTGGTATCAGGTCAGCAAGAATTGTGCGCGCCAGACCTTTTGCCAAGAATCCCATGCGGGAAACGTTGTCGTTAAATTGCTCGGAACTGGCGGCAAAGTCTGAACCCATAACCGCGCCTAAATCTTTGGCTTCCTTCTTTAAGTCCTCCATGCTGTTAATCAGCGGAATTAGCTTTGCGCCGGACTTACCAAAGACTTCGACTGCGATTGCGGCTTTTAATGTAGGGTCATTGATGCCGCGAATAACGGCAGTGACTTCATTGAATAATGTTTCTTGATCTTTTAAATTACCGTTGACGTCTTTGACAGAAACGCCAAGCGCATTAAATGTCGTTGCCGCTGACTTACTGCCGCTGGCCGCTTCGGTCGCTTTAACAGCCAACTTCGTCATTGCCGCGACGACTTCCTCGACATTATTGCCGGACAAATCGGCAGCATAGGACAACGCCGAAAGCGACTCGACAGCGATGCCGGTTCGCTGTGACATTTTATTCAGTTCGTCGGCTGCGTTGATGATCTGGCCAGCAAACTGCGTGACGCCTTGAATAGCCTGCAGGCCGACAAAACCAACGGCAAGCATTTTGCCGGCACTTGCCGCGCCATCGCGCAGCCTGTCCATGCTTGTGCGCAGCTGGTCAATTGCCTGCTGTCCGTTGACGGACGCGGTAATTTTTACCGCTGCATTCATGTCAAGTGCCATCAGTCTTTGCCTTTATTCATCACAGCCAGCGCTGCCAGTTCCATAGCCTGAATGTCATCAAAAAATGTCTGCTTGTCTGGCACTCCGAATATGTCCATGAGGACAGCGACCGCCGGATAATCTAAGCCAGTGATGACGCTGTTAATTATACGCCACTGGGTGCGCAGCCGAAGAAATAACCCGAACACTTCCGCGTTTTCTTCCCAGACTTCAAACAGTGGCGCTGGCTGCTGCATGAATTCCAGCACGTCAGCCGGCACGCCGAACGCCGCCAGATCATCGGCGCTGTCATCTTTGACGCCGCCGCCTGCCCAGTGTGCAGCGGCGTCTGTTAGTTTTTTCTGCGTGCGCCCGACAGACTGCCAAGCAGCGCCATGACGATCGCCGCCGATACGGGCGGAATGTCCAGCAGGCGGTCGCGTGCGGATTCGCTGTACGGCACTTCGCCGCCGTCATCGGTCACGCCAGACCAGCCGACCATAGCTTCACGCGCCAAGTCCGCGTCGCGCAACTCGCCACGCTCGACAGCAAGCCGGATTTCGTCAATGCGGGTCTGTGTTAGCCTACGAAACTTCGCGTCGAACTGTGCCTTTTCAGTCCTGCCGCCATCAGCAGGAATGTCGACATTGACCGGCCAAGTGTATTCAGGCGACTGCGTAATCTTAAACATAATTCCCCTTTTTTATATGTGGCAACGCCGCATCAAGTGCGGCGCTGTTTGCTGCAGTTAACCGCTGTTACTTGACGATGAACGAAATTTCATTGTTACCGGCAGAAGTCGGTATCGCCATAAACGGAACGTTAATCATCGTCACGCCGTCGTTGTCGCTGTAGCTTGGCGTTCCTAAATCAATGCTAGCGCTGATAATCTCGAACTTGTTGCCGGCCACTGAACCTTGCGTGATCGCCAGATTGCCCAGCGCGGTTCCGATTGCGGCGGTGAAAAAATCCTTGCTTGCAATCGTCGGCGCTTCGAATACGGCAGTGCCGGCGACCTTGCGATCGGTAATCAGGACCGACTCGGAACCGATCAGGCTGCGGTAGGTAACTGCGTTGCCCAGTGTCATCGACAGCGATTCCAGCACGCCGGCAAAGCTGAACAACTCAAAGCCGGAAGTGTTGGTCGTGTTCGCTGCAAGCGGTGACTGGAAACCAGAATAATCAACGGTAGGCAGCGCAGCATCAGACGGTGCGTTATAAATGCCGACCATCGAGAATTTCATAACCGGAATGGCGCGTGCGTTGACGGTGAATTCAACGTTGCCGCGTGCGCCAGTGATCTTGTGCAATACGCCGTCGACGTTGTGATATAGCGTGACCGACTCAAAGCCAGTAGAAACGGGCGTGTATGTTGCCGATATGCTGGCCGAAATAGTCTCAGCCAGACCGCAAGCGCGCAACAGCGGCGCATACTTCGGTGCTGTGCCTGCCGCGCCAGAACCGGCGATTTCAACTTCGAACTCGATTGCGACGTTCTTGGACGCGATCAGTTCTTCGCTGCTGCCAAGATACGGACGCACCAGATCGCGGCTTGCAGTCTCTGCAGCCAGCGGTGTGATGCTCATGTTGCGAACCAGAATGGCGTTAGCCGAACCTGTAGGCGTCGGGTCAGTGCCGTAAACGGTCTCAATTTTTGCAAGTATGGTGCGACGGCGGTAAAGTAGCGGCATGATTATTCCTTGAATTTAACGGTTTTCTTCGGTTCAGGCTTCGGAACCGGCGCTTCATCTGCCTTTTCCTTCGCGTCTTTGGTGCGCTCGACCAGCACGCGTTCGCCTGTGTCTGGGTCGATTAAATAACTGCCGCCTGCGCCTGCGTTATTGTCCATATTTTACACCACTGTCAGCGTGTTAATCGGTGTGCGGTAACGCACTGAAAAGTCTGTAGCCACAACGCCGGCAGCTTGATCAGCTTCTATCATTTCAAACTGCGTGCCGATCGGCAGCAGGTCGATAGCGTAACCGTTCAACGTCGTGTCTTGCATCAGCAGATCGTATGCCGCCGAAACAATCGGGTCGGCCAACTGGTCAGGGATTGCGCCGCGCACATAGACCGTAACCCGTACCGCCAGCGTCCAATCAAGCGTTGCCAGCGTCGTCTGCTGCGCTTGGTCACTGACCGGCTCGACAACGATTGCCGGCGACTGGCCGCGCACCAGCGGTTCGACGCGGCTGCGGTAAACCCTGCCGCCGATACCATCAACGCCGGCCAGCACGGTCATAATCCGGCTTAAAATCTGTTCGCGCCGTGTCGTCATCAGACTTTGCTCAAATATGCGACGGAGAAACTACCGTCATCCTGCGCCCGCACTTCGCGCACAATAAAAGCCGCTCCATTGACAGTGATCGCAGACTGATACCCCATGCCCAGCAGGTCGGCTGTCTCATAGGTCAACTGATAATCGACCGTCAGGACCATGCCGCCAGCGATAACCTCTGTCGGTTCGTCCAGTATGCCCAGCGCCGTAGTCGCGCCAAAGACTACCGGCACGCCGAAGTCCACTAGGAACCCGCCCAGATGCTCAGAAACCGCCATGCTTGCCCTTCGCTGGCCGGCCTCTGCGTACTACCGGCGCGGCTGTCTCGGTCGTCAGCGGCTGCGCTGGCGGCTCTGGCGGTGTATCGCTGACCAGTTCGCCCTTGCCCAGTCCGATGAGAATCTTGGCGTCGCGTTCGCTTAACTCGACAATCGTTCCGGCGCGCACGAAGCGCCCATCGGCTGCGGTTGTCTTCAGAATTTTGATTTGCATTTGTAAGTAGGGGCGACCTAAGCCGCCCCTATCCTATTTAAACGATTGCAGTGTTAGCGTAGCAGAAGGAAACCGCGTTACGAACCGCGATATCCACATCTTGCAGCGCCACAACGCGAACCGTGCCGCTGGTGCTGTTGCTGTACGGGTCGACCATCAAGTCAAGACCAGACCAGAAACCGATCATCAGGTCAGCGAAGTTGCCCATGAACAGGTCGTTTGCGGCGATCTGGTTAGAGACTTCAGCGCGGTAGCCGTTGATCGTGTTGCCTGGCTCCCAGATCGTATCCGAACCGGCAGCAGAGAACTTCAGTGCCGACTTCAGCGCGCCGCGCATATTTGCGTTGATGACATAAGCCATCGCGCCGATATCAGCGTTATCAGCAGCAATTGCCGATTCCATCGCCACGATTTCAGCGAACGTCGGAGTTGCAGCCACTGGGTCAACGGTGTTGATGCCAGACTGCAGCTTCAGGCCGGTAGGCTGGTTATCAGCGCCAGTGCCGTAGAACGCGGCCTTGTCGATCGCCAAAGCGATGACCAGTGCCAAGTCGTT